GCTAGACCATGTCGTCGAAACGCCATCCGCGTCGGTGTAAGTCACGCTCGTGATTGACTGCACCGGCGAGCGAGGTATCAGTAGTGGCAGCCGACCGACAGGGAATGAGTCGAACGTGAAATCCCAAGTAGCCGTCACGGTTTGCCTGTTTGTGCTCTCCTCAAAGAACCGTCGCGCCGTTTCAATCAGCGACGTGATCTGGGTATCGAAGTCGTTATTAGCGGACGGCAGGCCGAGGTGAGTCTTGACTTCCGCCATCGTCAACGGTTCGGTCGCGGCTGCTGTAATGAGTGTTTCGCCGTACACGCTATTCTGCCTTTTTGGTTCGTCTTCGCGGCTTAGGCTTTGTTGCCGTCTCTGGTGCGACCGCTTCGGCTAACGTCGCCTGTTGCGTGTCAATCATCCGCTGCCCTTCAGCGGACGAAACCTCGATTACATCGCCCGGTGAGTTGCTGAACCGATCGCCCGCCCGGCCGACAAGTAATTTGATTCGCATAGTGGACTCCAAAGAGGGGAGAAGCCCGGCGACTGCGCCCGATACACAGTCGCCGGGTTCCCTGTCGAGTTGGCTACGCAGCAGCCTGAACAAGCAACTTCAGGGCGCCCGCTTGGATCGTGTCGCCATCATGCCGCGAGAATGCGACAAATCCGGTTTGATCCAAGTCTCGATAACGCTCTTCGAGTCGGTGCAGACGGACGTTCGATACGTCGCGAATGACATACTTCTCGAACGCGCCGAAAAGAACCGTTTTGGCGTCGATCGCCGCAGCCGATGCCATTTCCTGATTGACCACAACCGGGAAACCAAAGAGCATGTCAGGCACGCCAGCCTGAACGCTCGGCTCCCACAGATAGCGACTATCGCCATCCTTGAGTTTGCGAACCAGTTTGAGAATCGCATCGTTCATCATGAACCCGACGCTCGACAGGCCCCGATAGGCCGGATCGACTGAGTGCGCCAGGTCAATGATCTCGTCGCCGGTAATGGCAGTTGCCGAAGCAGCAGTAACGCCCGTGCCCGCAGCCGTAACGATACCGTTTGGCTGACTCGAGCCGGTGCCGGTCGTCATGTGGGCCGCCGTGGCGCGTCCCAGTCGCTCACCAAGCAGGCTCGCGATCACTTCGCCGAGATTGAACGCCGTATCCTCAAGCAACTCCTGGGAGACCAGGATAGGCTTGCTGGAATACTTGTAGGCGTTGAACGTCGTCACGCCGAACGTCGGATCTACCGACGCGCCGATGGTTGTCGCTTCCGCCAGCAGAGCGCCGGAGTTGCTGGTGTCATCGACAGTCGGCCAAGGAAGATCATTGCCGCTTGCCGTCCGCACGATGCGGCAGACCTGTCGCGGGCCGTTGAAAGCCAACATGGCTCGCTCAAGCTCATTGACGAAGCCCTCGGGCACTGTGTACCCGCCATCCGCTGCGGTGCCGACATTCAGCCCGGCACGCTGCTCGGGCATCAGCGGGCGACCGCTGCGAGACCAGATACCGTTGCCGCGAATGTTGTCGAGCGACTTAAATCGCGCGTCAAATCCTTTCGACTGGTAGTTGATGCCAGTCAGGCGACAGGCTGCCTTATGCTCTTCGGTCACCTCGAGTTCATTGGCGTGTCGCAGCCAAGCCTGAAGCGATAGCCGCCGATGCTCGTCAGTGACCCCTGGCGAGTTCGCTCGGTCCTGCGGTTTGGCGTCGTCAAGCCCAGGCTTTCGCTCGGACTGTGAACGCTCTTGCTGCTCGGCGACTTCTTCCGCTCGAGCCCGGATGCCGTCAGCCGCGCGGGCCGCATCCATTTCCTTGCAAGCAGCGTTATACTCGTCGTTGACCTTGCCCCACGATTCCTTATCTTCGGCCGACCATTCGCCTTGCCGGTCAGCCAGTTCCTTGATCTTGGCAGCAAGTTCGTTTCGTGTTTCTTGCAGTTCTTGCAGTGACATTTCGCCGTCTCCTTGATAGGTCGGCGAGATGCGGCACGAAAAAGACGGCAGCGGTTCGCCGACACTGAAATGATTAAATCAGTGTGCAACGAACTGCTGCCGTCTAGCGGTCGCTCGGTTCGAGTTACTACGATCTTACGAATCAGCCCCTATCCGTCAAGTGTATTTTCGATTTCCACGACTCGAGCCCTCACACGCACGGCCTCGCGTTCGCGCCGCATAGCAGCTCTCCACTCGTCCCGCTCGCTCCTGGCTTCAGCGATGTCGGTCTGCCGCAGGGAAGACGTTGAGGCATCGTAGGCCGGAAAGACAACCGGCCCGACTTCCCACAATTCGACCTCTCGAACTTCCCGAACTTCCACAGATCGGCCATCTTCGCTGTCCTCGTCGGTCCAGTTAGCCCTGATAGGCACAAACATAAACGACGAGCCGCTAACGTCACCTCGCTCGATAGGACCAACGACCTGATCGCGCACCAGTTGCGTATCTGGTGCCGTGATCTCGTATCGAAGCCCAACTTCATCAACCGAAAGAGCGAGCGTGCCTGAAGTATTTCGGCCAAGCACGATATTCACGTCATGGTTGAATAGCGACCGCACATCGTCCTCGGCGATCGCTCGATCGAAGGCACCTGGCAGGATGCGTTCGTAGGCGTCCTCCCATAGCCGAAACTGTGTACCCTCATCGTCCGCGTTGTAAAACACGGCGCCATAGCCTGATATCTTTCTGCCGTCGCCGTCTTCCCGCAATTCGACGGGCCGTTTAGTAAATCGCTTTGCTTTGGTCATCGAACCGACTCCTTAAGTTCCTCAGTGATAAACTCAGCCCGTTGCTCATGCTTCTTCAGGATTTCGCCAGCAACACTCGACAATTCATCCGCCTGGGTCCGGTTGAGTGCCTCGTTGAGTTCGTTGCATAGGGCGTCAAACACCAAGCTTTCTACGTCTGGATTGTCACCGAACGTCGCTCTGAACTGCTCTCGGTGCCACGCCAACCCGCCATCAACCCACTCGCAGAATGCCGTCGGCTTCTTCGCCTTGTGTCGTCCACGTTGGCCGATATTGAATAATAGGCGCCGAACGTCATGTAGCGTGCGGTCTTCGTCCTCGCTCACTTCAGACGAGCCGCCGATGTCATCCTCGACGGGAATCGCAGGCGCATCTTCTCCGGTAGTATTGTGGTTCATCGGTGAGTAGTACACGTTGCCGCCGTCGCGCGGGTTCATGTTCTCGAATGACCGAACCTCGTTCACGCTCCAAACGCCCCATTCTAGGCCGGTCTCGTAGACTTCCATTCGTGCTTTCGCATTCATTCGCAAGAGCGACTTGGTGTTGTGCTCGAAGAAATGCGATTGCTGCTGTGCTGTCGTTAGCAGCTTCGCCCAGCATTCGTCGGCGATCAGGTCGAGCCAGATCTGAATCGTCGAGTCTAGATAGGCTTGATTGTCTTCCGATTTCGAGTTGTAGCTGACCGAATCCGACAACCCCAATCGACTCGGTGACAGATTGAACCACCGAGCGACCTCCCGCACCTGGTCCTCTCGTAGCTCGTGATGCTGCGACTTCTGCGCGTCTACCGTCACATTGTGGAACTTCGCGCCCTCACGCAGAATCGCCGTCTTAAACCAATTGCCCTTGCCCTTGTATTTCTTGTACCATCCGGCTTCCAGATTGTCGGCCGCTTTTTTGGTGTAGTGTGGCGGGATCTCGAGCACGCCACCGGCTTGAGCACCGTTCGCGAAGAACTCGCTGCCAAACCCTTCAGCCGCCAATGCCAATCCCCATGAATCAGTCGCATGAGAGACCAAATCGCAGCCGCTCATGTTGTCGGTCGTGATGCCTTCGACGTGGATCACGTCCGAGGCTAACAGCGGAGTCGGCTTGCCGTCCACAACAGTTACGAATCGCAACTGCCCGCTCTTACGCTCTGGATACGTTCGGTCTGGCAGGAGATTAATCAGCCCAATCGGTTCGCCTCGGCCGTTACGATCGATAAACGCATAAGCGTTATTCCACAACAGCGAATGAACCATAAACCGTCGCCAGAACTTCTTAGCGGTAACTTCGGCATTTGAACGGCGCCGAACGACATTACTTGCCGGTACGCCTATCGCCTTCTCGCGAGACTTGGCATCAATCCGGCGGAACAAGTCGAGCGGCTGTTTGGCTATATCGCCAGAGATCATCGAGACTGCCTGCCAGACAGGCGCAAGGCTTAGCGCGTTCTTGTGCGTGACGTTAACGCCAGCACTAGACCGCGATCCGCCGAAGGCGTCATTCCACGCATCAGGATCTGTCAGCGACAGATTCGGATTCTCAAGCGATCGAGTCAGCCCTAAGAATTCGCTAATCATGTTTCACCAATCCAATCAAAGCCGCGATTGAAGCGAGCCAACCCACAGCGAGCAAGCCCCAGCGATAGTCAAACATCGCCGCCGCGCAAACGAACAGAGCGACACCCAATATCAGCACCGTTTCGCGTGCTCGTTTCATTATCCGAATTCCAGTTCATTTTCTTCGTAGTAACTGCTTTGAGATTCAGCCGCATTTGCCAACGCTCGGCCCTTCGCCATCGCTAACGATACGGCACCGTCTATCTTATCCGCCGACTTGCCCTTGCTGAACTTAATGCCGTCGTCTCGCTGGTCGGCCGCACAATTCGCCAGGCACCACGTCAACACCTCATTACCATCGTGATAGACACGCCGCGCCGCGATGTCGTCTAATATGCCTTGAGTGCCTGCGGTCATCTGCTGCATGCCCTGCGACACAGACACGACAGGAAACCCGTCCGCCACCAGCGGATTCACCACAGCGTCAGCATTCCACGGGTCGAAGCCGATCTGCTGCACGTTGTAATCGGCGCACGCCTGCCGGATTATCTTCTCTATTTCATAATGGTCGATTCGGTTGCCTCCGGTCTCGGATAGCCAGCCGTCAGATACCCATTGCCGGTAGTGTGCCATCTGCTTCTTCTCACGCTCGGCAATCTTCTCTTCCGGGCACCAATACCACCCGAGGACATAGGCCGGTTCGTCTTCTGTCGCCTCGAAGTAGATCACAAACGCCGCGAGATCCTCGCTGCTCGCCATGTCGAGCCCAGCGAAGCAACGCCGACCTGATAAATCCGGCCGCTCGGTTGCGCATGCTTTCCAGTCCTCAATAGGCACAACCTTCTCGACTTGTGCCGTTGGGATGTTGAGCAGATACCGCTTGAAAGCGTTTTGCTTTGCTGGGCTGTTGGTCGCTTCGTCGTAGGCTTGCTGTATCTTGTCTTCGGTCACTGTATGCCCCAGTGAAGGCATCGCCTTCTTCCATTGTTCCAGTTCGCCGCAGAGTTTCCAGTCGTTAATGCAGACCTCATCAGCCTGGGCGACGTAGGCGAATCGGTGTAGGTCAATTAGAGCCCCGCCTAGAATGCCCTTGGCGTACTGGTATTGCTCCCACCAAATCGTGGTTTGGTCGGCAACGCCCACCGTCGACACCGACAACATGAGTGAGTTCGGCCGAGCTGCTGACGCGTAGGCCAGGCCGTCGTAAAGTTCGCGAGACCGCTGGACATGAATCTCGTCGAACAGAACCAAGTTCGGGTTGATACCCTCGACGCCGCGCGAACACGCCTCGCCAGCCAACGCCGCATAGAATGAGTTCTGAGCGTGAAAGACAACTCGCTTCTGGCTGTCGATCGGCTTCAGTCGGTCTTGCAGCGCCGGCGAGGTGCGCGCCATCGCCGCGGCTTCCCGGTAGATGATGCCCGCCTGGTCCCGAGTGTGAGCGACCCCGTAGACTTCACCGCGCGCACCGCTGGTCATCAGGAAGTAATTGGCGAGCCCCGCCGCAATGGTGCTCTTCCCCTGCTTCTTGGCAACGAAGATGTCACCCTTTGAGTATCGGCGCCGGTCGTCTGGCCGCTTCCATCCAAACAGCGGCCGCAGAACCTCATCACGCTGCCACGGCAAGAGGGTGAACGAGTTGCCAGCATGTTCGCCCATCGTGTGAGATAGGTAACGCTCGAAAAACGTGCAAACGTGGTCGGCCGCATTGGGGTCGAACCAGTAGCCAGCCTCGTACGCACGCTCGTCGCTCACCGTCCGAATCATCGGTTCGGTGTCGCGCTGCTGTTTCGGCGTTAGGCTGCGTTTTATCATGTTTTTCGCCTAGGGGACAATTTGTCCCTTAGGTCAAACCACCTTGAGGAAGTCGCCCAAATCGTCCGTCTTTTTCTGCTCTTGAATCGCCAACTTGGCTCGCGCGACAGGCGTCAGGCCAAACTCGATTGCGAACTTCCGCCAGCATTCGCTATACGTTGAAACCGCCAATCGAGCGTCTTTGTCTATTGGGTCTCTCTCAGCCACGGACATCGCTGCTTGCCACAACGCCCAATACCGACACATTTGCTCGAGGGCATGAGAGTCGACTCGCTTCGCAATGCCCCATCCATCAATCTCACTCGTGACCTTGACCCAGTGCTCAGTCGCGATTTCGTTCAACACGGCGGGCAACTCAGGCAAACCATCAGCCGGCACCTCTGGCGGGATTTCACGGCGGGCACGGTTGCCCTCTAACGTCTTGATTTGCTGTGGTTTAGGTGGTCGACCTACCATGTCGGCCTCGTTTCGCGAAAAAAGTTAGAGAGTCTGGGACGGTCTTCGGTAGTCGTCGGCCCCCAGAATCCGATGGCCCCCCGGTCGCGTCCCATTTTGAGACAGCCTCACCGGCCGCTCGCTGTCTTCCTATCGTGGTGTCGCTTACAAAGCCCCTGCCAGTTTGATCGTGCCCAAAACAGCATCTTGTCGCCTCTGTGTGGCTCGATGTGATCAACTACCGTCGCCGCTGTCGTCTTGCCTTCGTTCAAGCATGCTTGGCACAGTGGGTTGTCTCTCAGGTAGAGGTGTCGTGCCTTCCGCCAATCCGCGTTGTATCCTCGCTGGTGTGCTGTCCCTCGTCGTGAGTCGTATCCGTTCCGCTTGCCACATCGGTCGCAGTTGCCGTTTCGTTTGATGCCGCCACATGGGCAGGCTGTTGGTGGTCGGCTAGGCATCGTTAGTCCCATCGCACTTCAACAACTGGCCCCGCTGCCTTATTCGCTTCACCACTGACCGTGTAGCCACTTTGCCGCAACCAAGCCGCAACAACACTGCGCCGACGGACAGGCACATCAATAAACACGCTGGATGTGCCGCTGTGAGCCGCTGATTTGATTTGCTTGGCGATGGTGACCTTGAATCCCTCCACCTCGCCGCTATTGTCCGAGGCGATTCTCTTTGCCTCTTCTGCCATCATGAGTGCCATATCTTCACCTCACCGAATGTCTAACACGTAGTCGTCAACGAACGTCTGCGCTACCGTCGCGTCCGTCGAGACAGTTACCCGAATGGTGTATGTACCAAGCAGCCCCGAGCCAGCAACCACCTTGAATTGAACCGCTGCGCCCGCAGCCACCGTCGCGCCGAGTATCGTCAAACTGCCTGTACTAACGACCTTGTTGCTTAGCGTCAGGTCGTTGGTGGTCACCTCAACGATCGTTGGCGTGCCGGTTAAGAGCTCGCCGCTGTCGAGCTTATCCGTGTAGTCAATGGCGACGTTTCGCGTTCCGCCTGCTGACATCTCGCCCCGCTGGCTCGCAATGGTTGGCATTAGTCTTCCCCTCGCGTGTAGTGCAATCGTCCACCCGCTGCGATTGCGTGCGTTGGTTCGCCCGCTGTCTTCGCGTGTAATCGCTCGCCGCCTGCAATTGCGTGCATGCTTTCGCCATTGGCTATGGCGTGTAGCCTTCCGCCGACACGAAACTCCGTACCTTCACTACTGCCAATGCTGGCACCAGTGCCACGCCACGATCCCGCGCCAAACGTAACCGGCAGGAAGGTTCCAGATTCGAATGTGTCTTTGACCGCTGCCATTAGTAGGTGACTCCCGATCGATTACCCGATCCGTCCACCGTTACGGTCGCTCGCGTCGTCACACCATCGATTCCCAAGAACACTTCCGTACCTGTCCCAGCCCCACTTATCTTGCCAGCGACAACAGCGGCGATGATTTGCATCGCTGCCGGGATGGTCTTGCCATCCACGAGGGTATCTACATTGATCACATCCAAGACCTGAGCATTCACGTCAGCAGCACTTATGTTATTGAGACCGGCGAGCGTGGCCGGCAACGTTGTTGCGGTGTCAACGAGAATCGCGTCAACGTTGGTATCAATCGTTGCGAGCGTCGCTGGAAGCGTTGCACCCGTATCGACCAAAACAGCGTCTACGTTGCCGTCTATCGTCGCCAGTGTTGCTGGTAGCGTCGTACCCGTGTCAATCAACGTGGCTGCTGTGTCGACTTTCACTGCGGCAACATCGGCGGCCATGCTCGCACCCGCTGGTGCTCCAAGCCTTGCATAACTGTCGCCGGTCTGAACAGTGTTTCCGGTGTACGTCGTTATCGTGTTGGCAAGGTTGACTACATCCAAAACGCCGGCCGTTGTGTTCAGCGCCGTTCCATCACTGACGATGTCAGTCGCCACTAGCGTTGAGAACCCGGTAGCAGTAATCCAGGCAGCATCACCCCTATCCCGTAACGCCTCAAGCGACTCAGTCGTTGCCGCGTAGTTACCCGCTCCACTTCCCTCATTGGCGTTGATCAGCGTCAGGATGGCAGCACGATCCGTTGTGATAGCCGCATCAGACCGAAGCGAAACCTGGAAGAATCCCTCCATCGTGTCAGCCAGCGCGGCCGAGTCAGTTCCGCGCATATCCGTGTTCGTGGTCGTCGTTGCCACGGTTGTGACATTAGCCACTGTGTCTGCGGCTGGGTCGAAGTAGTTGGCAGCAACAAGCGTCCTGGCTTCCATTTCAGCGTTGGTTGGCGGGTCATAGTCGGTCAATGCCGTGTCTGCCTCGGCGTTGACCTCCGCTTTCATTGCGGTACTCATGCCGCCCAAGTTCGTTAGGCCAGCTCCGGCCGCTCCAATCTCGGCTGTGTCGATGAGCGTTGCCGCGGTATCCGCCTTAACCGCTGCGATGTCGGCCGACATGTCCGCGCCCGTCGGTGTTCCGAGCGTTGCAGGTAGGGTGGTTCCTGTGTCAACCAGCACAGCCGCCGTATCTGACTTTACGGCCGCAATGTCCGCGCTCACATCGGCTGAAGGCGTGCCAAGTTTCGGCTGCATGTCGGCGGTGTCCGTCTCGATCGCATCAATGCTGGCCTGAGTGGCCGTAAGCAAGTCACCTCGCCCAAACGGCAGGATCTCATAGGTGTTTGTGGTGATTGCTTGTGTCGTCGCTGGCTCGAATGTGATCGTATCGGTTGCCGCCGTGAACCCCGTGATCAGCCTGACTTGACCGGTTGCCGTTCCACTCGTGAACCGAATCAACTGACCCTTCCAATAGTCGTTGTCGGCCTCGGTTCGAGCCGCGTCGACCATCGTCGTTGTTGAACCACTATCTGCTGTTCCTGTCGTCAATGCCGAGGGCAGGCGAAGCTGAATGTCATTCGTGTCGCTCTGGATGGCCGCTACGTCCGCAGATACATCTGCCCCCGCTGGCGTGCCCAAGCGGGTCAGAATCGAGTTCGTATCGGTGGTCAGTTCCGCCCGCGTCGGTGCGTCGTAATCGGTGAGGGCCGTATCTGCCTCAGTGTTGATCTGTCCCTTGGCCGCTGTCGAGAAGCCGCCCACATCCGTCAACCCGGCCCCTGCTGTCCCGATCTCGGCGGTATCGGCAAGGATTGCCGCCGTTTCGGCTTTAACCGCGATGATATCCGCCGCGATGTCAACACCCGCCGCGTTTGTTATGACCGCCGCCTGAATGGCATCCAACTCAGCTTGCAATGTTGTCGATGTATCGGTCTCGACCGCGTCAATACTCGCCTGAGTCGCCGCTAAAAGAGTGACTTCGCCCGACGAACTGAACCCAGCAGCCGACCCCGCGAAGAGCGCATCATAGATGGCCTCCTCTAGCACGTAGAACGTCTCAAACACGGGAAGCGCGCCCGCGACGTGAATCTGCATTTTGAGTTTACCGACGGTATTCGTATCGGTCGCGTCAAATGTGATACCGTAGAACCCGTTATCCTCGTATGCAGCGCCGCCTGAGTTCTTATTGGCGAACGACGTGGCACCTTCCTTCCAGAGCTTGATATCGGTGTTAGCGATCGTCAAACCAGTCTCGGCGGTCTTCCCGTCGTCTTCGTCAAGGAACGGCCCAATAGGCTGATGTTGCGTTGCGGTTGATTGCTTTAGATAGTTCACCGATTGCCCCATCTGCTGGCTAATGCTTGCGTACTGAACAGCGACCCCGGCGGTAACGTCGCGAAGCTCGAGCTTGTCGCCGGTGCGGACAAGCATCGAATCGCCGGTACGAACAAGTAAGAAATCAACGGCCACATTGCCTACCCCAGGCTAAGGCGTGTAAATGGTCCCATAACTCAAGACAAATTCATCCTTGTTTTTGTAATAGGTGACATCAATCGAAACCGCGTCACCCGGCGAAATTGTGAACTGGAAATCAGGCGCGCCAAACCCCCCCGGATCCACCCAGCGAATCGTCGCCGATCCCGTCGTCGCCCAGGTGTTTGACTGGCCTGTAGTGGCATGATTTAGGACGCGAATCGACCCCATCAGGGAGCCCGCAGGCTCGGTAAGAGTGATCGTTGTTGCGCCAGTCGCCGCAGCAAGAGACAGTTCGAAGATATTTGATTCGCCGAAGTCTATTGTCACGGCGTTGCTAGATAGTGTTTTTGTATTTGTCCCGAAGTGGGCGTTTTGATTGAACTCAAATTCAGTATTTGTCTGGTCGAGCGTGAACATTGTTGTCCCGTCGACCGTGTAGAGCATGTCGTTGGATGCGTTGCATATGACCGTTCCGCCAGTCCCGCTTGTTGAATTCAGAAACGTGACGGTCTCATTGTTGTCAATCTGAAGGCGTCCACCTTGGACATGCAAACGGGCTGTTCCGGTATTTGTGCCGCCTATCCCAACATTCCCAGTGCCCATATCACACGAGATAATGTTGCTCGCTCGAGACGTTCCAACGTCGTTGTACGAATGCAGGTCTACTCGCCCGCCGTTTGTGCACCACATCGCCCACTTGTCGTTAGCCGCCCCACCTGTGTCGACTATCGCAAGGTAGGCGCCGCCAGCACCCTGAACGTGCAAATACGCGTCGTTTGTCGGCTCAACAACACCCAGGTAACCGTGAGCCGTACCGCTTGTCCAGCTGGCTATTGTCTTGGGGTTGTGGGACGCGTCAGCGAACACTGCGTTGTTGTCGGTGACGTAATCGCCAACGCCAACAATATCGCCACTAGCGGAATTTAGCGTCAGGTCATTCGCCCCAGCCGACGCCATCCCGGCCGCGCCATTGAACTGTATATTGGTCCCGATCAGGTTGCCCCACGTGACCTTCTTTGACGTACCATCACCTGCGTCGGTTGTGTCGCTTACGTCGAAAACGAAAATCAAATCCGACAAATGAATATCGCCAGAACCGAGGGATAACCCAATATCTACTAGGCGCTCATCAGCCATTATGTGCCCTCAAGGTGACTGACCCGATGATTCAGATGCAACCTGTCCTCGTCGCAATCCTTGACGTGCTCAGTCACTTTCACGTCCGTCGCTTCAGCTCTCCTAACCAGCGATTGAAGCGTTGCCTTCATTGATGCCAGCAGCCAAACGATATGCACAATGCCGCTGATCAGCGCAAGTGCGAACACGCCAAACGCTATCCATTCTGCTGAGCCCATGTCTCTGCCCGATCTCTTTTAGTGTTTGCAGCAGCAGCGAGCTTGCCTGAGCTTCGCCACGTCCGCCTTTATTGTTTTGATGTCCTGCAGCGCCTTGTCGATCGTGGCGCCAACGTTGGTTCGCGGTGGCGGGTCGTCGCGCTGGGCGGTTGCGAAGTGTGCCGCGATCAGAAGCAAACAGATTGCAAATAGCGTTTCGAGTTTCATCGCTACTCCATTTCGATCCGTGGCCGTCGTGTCACATCGCGGACCGCATAGCCCACGCAATTCGAAATCACACGCTCTGAGTCCCAGCCGAGCCCCTTGCCAACGGTGTCGTTGAGTTCGTCGCCCCACTGACCCCAACTGTTCGCATAGCCGAAATACCATTTGCCGCGAGACTTCTTCGGTAGCACGCTGTAGATGCAATGCTGCTGTCGCCCATAGATCGTAGGCCAGCCGTGACACAGTGCCGAGAAGAATCCATCTGCTGTATTGATCCGCAAAATATCGGTCGCTCGGAATAGCTTCGCGGTCGGTTCCCAGTCGAGTCTGCGAAGTCGGCGCGGATTGAATCCAGTCGCCGGATAGACAAGATCGAATTCGTCCCGGTTTGCTGGGGAGTCGAGCGGCAGGGCGCCTCGGTCTGTCAGTTCAGCGATCCCGTCAGGAATCATCGCACCAGATTGGGCCGTTCGCCCTATTCGTTCATAGAGTGACATAGCGGATAGCTCCCGCCAGTCTGACCCATACTGCAACGCACCGCACACCATCGCGGCACCTACGCAAGCATTGCCAACGCACGAGCCCTCTCGACCCTGATTCAGGATCGTTCTCACCGAGGCTCGCAGTGCCGGCTCGCGGCGATTCGCCCAATCATCCCACTGCGAACGAGGTATCAAGTTCCCCGTCGCCTCGATATCTTGACAGAGCACACCAGCCGCGAATGACTCGGCATCTTGTTCGATCAGCCCGGTAGCCATACCCTCGGGAGGCGTCAGGTCGTGGTCGATAAATCGCGGATCGATCGGCATCAGTCTTTACGTTCTCGCCAGAGTTTGAGCAGTTCGAGGATTAGCTTGATCCATCCCATCAGCATGATCGGATCAATCGCCATGCCGTATTCCTCTTCCATCTCCAGACCAACGGCGGCCGCCACTTCTTTATCGGACGCGCCGGGGTTGTCTTCGATGAACTCGGTCGCCAATTGCCGAGCGAGTCGCCTTTGTTTTCGCTGTAGTCTCACCTCAACCTCGCCTGAATTCGCTTGATTAGTTCGGCCGGATCGTCAGGCACCTCGCCCGAGTCAACGACGTGATCGGAAGCGTCCACCGCGAAGAAATATGGGTACTCGCTGCCTTGCGGGACTTGTGCGAGGTACTTCTGTGATATCGGGTCCGGTTTGCCGTCCGGTGTCTCCGCGTCTGTGCTCAGGATCAGCAGCTTCGGTGTCCCGCCCCGAAATAGCTCGCTCTGCCGCAGGTCTTGTAGTGCCGCCGCCTCGGTCGCCGTGTCGTTCTCTTGGTCGCGGAGGATCAGGACGGCCGAGGGGCGACCTGGCGTAGGGTCCGGTGGATCTGGCGGCCTGGGTTTGCTCGGCTTGACCACCAATGCCGTTACCGAGGTGTCTTTGCGAAACTGAACCTGCTTCGTCGCTTCGTCGTACCTCGCTAGGAACACTTCCAGCTCAATCTCATATTCGCCGGGCGGCGCCCAAACGTGGAGCGTTCGGCCGTTGTCGGTCTCTCGGCCTTTGGCGGGTCGCTGCAAGTCCCAATCAAACATTGCGGACCAACCTTCGGGCACTGCGATATTCGCCGCGATGACTATCGGCTCGTGCTCAACGACCTCAAGACGCCCCTCAAGTGCGGCGCCTTGGAGTTTTGTGCGTGCTTCAGATGGTGGTGCCGTATTGGCCGTCGCGGCACAGAACCCGAGAAGGACCAGACCAGCGACTAGTGCGGTTCGCATCAGTCTTCGTCGCCACCGATGTCGTCAGGGATCGAGAACACATTACGCACCATCGCTGCGCCCTGCATCACAACCGGCTGGTCGGCATACTTGTCCTCAACTTTATCAATCAGATCGTCGATCAACTCCTTGACCGTCTGCGGATCGATTTGGCTCAGAACGAACCGAAGAGCTGTAGTCAGGAGTCGCAGTTTCATCTGATTTTCTCCATGATCCAAAAGAGAGAATCGCCCGGTCCCAAGAAACAAAAAAACGGCATACGCAAGGTGATGTAGCACCTACATATGCCGTCAGTTTCTTGGGCAAGCCGTATCAGCGGATCAGACCGAGCGGCGACCGGGTTGTGTTATGTTTTCAATTCTCTATTGCCAATCCCTTTAGGTCAAGCCGATTTGAGCGCCGACAGGTAGCTCTTGCCGTCGATTATCGGCACATTGATATGCAAGAACTCGCCTGATTTGTTCACGATCTGCAACCCATAACCGTGCGCGTGATGCGTTGGGCGAGCGTGCATGTAGTATTTACGCCGCTCACATAGGCAACCTGGGCACCAGGCCGATATCTCGCTGTCGTGCGTAGTCCTCGAGAACGACTGGCGCCGGTGAATGTGACCGACGACAGCGTTGCGAGCCAGGTCGTTGAGCGTCTTCTGTGTTGCGTGCATGGCGTGCGAATACCCATGCAGGAACAAGCACTTGCCGAGTTCGAGCGTGTTCCGCGTCTGGCCGCCACTCAGCGAGTCGTCGAGCGTGTGGATGTATTTGATGCCCCGCTCTTCTAGATGGAGCAGGTAACGCGGATCGAGAGATTTCAGCAGCAAACTGGCGTCGATCGAGCGGGACAGTGCCGCAGTCAGGCACCATCGCTCAACCCGTCGCTCGTGATTCCCGCAGATGTAATACGTCGCCGCATCGGGGCACGCCTTCTGCACCTCGTCGAGAAACACATTAGCCGCGGTGATGTCATCGGTGTAACTGTAATCAGCTTCCGCGACATAGCCCATCGTGTGATGTTGAGCGAGGAACCCGCCGCAGTCAACGTGATCACCCAGTAACACGACCTCGCGAACACCATACTGAACCGCATCCTGAAGCATCGCACGCACGGCCGCCTTATCAATGAATGTCCCATGTGTGTCTGGGATCACTAAACGGATATACGTCCCTCGTGGTGAAGTGGCTCGGCCTCTGGGGATCGTGAACTTCGCCCGTCTCTGCTCGGCCGCCGATTCATTCATCTGGTCGATTATCGCCAGTAGTTCAGCGTTCTTCTTCCGAAGCGACACTAACTCTTTCGAGTCTGGCTGCGCCTTTAGTCGCTTAGCCATCCGCCCGTCCCCTCGCGTTGAACCATCGCCTGAATGTCGGTTCAGTCACGTCTGGAGGAATGACACCAGCAGACCGCATCGCCCGAGATAAAGCCGACACTGACGTTAGCTTCGGATATTCGCCTCGAAGGTAAGCGTCAGACTCTGATTCAACGATCTCCTGCTCTTCCTTGGTGAGTCGAGCGAACCAGTTAGCATACCCAGTCGTCTTTGACTCGTAGTCGTCAAGTTTCTGCTTCCGTGCCATTGTCGTTGCCCTCTCGATATCCCAAGTGCCGATAGAGTATCCGTGCTAAATCGCTCGCAAACTCCGTTACGGTTTCCTCGCTTGCGTCCCAGATAGCGGCATGAGTGATCTCGTGAATTATAACCTCGAGCCGTTCTTCGTCCTTCAGGTCGGCCCGAATGCGGATCTGCTTATTCTGTCGATGCGGAGCATCAACGTCACCGCGTGCCGTCATGCCGTGACGAAACACAAGCATCCATCGCTTCCCTCGTATTGTGACGCGCCCCATGTCATCCCGTCCATGATTGAAGTGCCTAAGCGTCTTGCTTTTTAAGTTCCCGAATTAGCGTGATTAAAGCAACTGCAATCCGCGAGCGTCTCGCCTGACCGGCAAGACGAATGCGAAACGGCATTCCCTTACGATGCCTGACGAACCCCAAGAACTCGCCCACTACAACTTCACCAGTTCGCAGCGACACTTCGTAGACGTGACCGATGCGAAGATCATCGACCGGCACTGACTTCTGCTTGGGTCGCGCCGAATAGACGAAACGATACGCATCGATGTCTGGAGTTATCCACGCATTCTTATCGATTCGGATACAACTGAGCCCTTGTGATTTCAGGAAGAGTTGCGCCGGTGTGTTGAACTCAGCGACGTTGACCGCCAGTTCGCCTCGCCTATTCGGGTTCGGGTTCAGCTTGAGCTTGAGTTTATCGATCAGCATTGCCCCGAGTCCGATCCTCTGGTGATGTCTCTCAACGGCCAGGTTCAGCACTTCGATGCGTGATGGATGTAGTTCGTAGATAACAAACGCTCGCACTCTCTTATCGACTTCCACGACCATCCCGATCGTGTTTCGCTGTTGCAGGCAGTATACGAAATGCTCCTCCGACCAGGGAAACCCGAAGCACTGCCGCTCGATCTCGAGCACTTCGATCATGTCGCGACGAATCATCCATCGATAATGTCTCACGGTGCATCCTTTCGTTGGCTAGATCACGACTGCCTCGGCACATGAAACCAGCGTCGGTTGTTTTTAATTTTAGAAATCGTCTGGAACGAGACGCCGAACTGTGCCGCGATAACCTTAAGCGTTTCGCCGTTCGCCAACCTCTGCCGAATCCTCGGGATAGCAGCCTCGGTCAGTTTCGCGTTTGGATTCTCGGCGCCTCGTCTAGATAGGCTAGTCATCGGCCTCGTCCTCGTCTAATCGTGCAGACATCCATCGCATCCCCCGCGCTGCCGAGAGTATTAGCAACCCCAATGCTTCGGCCTTGTCTACGTCCATGCTGTACTCGGTTCCGTTCGACCTTCCCTCGCACGTCAGAAGGATGTGCCGACGTGGCGTTGAGTCGTCCCATCCCTCCGCGACCGTGATCGATCTTCCACATTCACCAATCGCGTATCCGTTGAAGTTGATCGAACCTGTTTCGTTGATCTCGTCGTATTCATCCTTGCTCCATGTACCCATCGCTATTTCACTCCCTGCGTTTCGTCAAACGTGATTCTCGGCGCCGCGTCTAGATAGGCTAGTCATCGTCTGGTCGCTCGATTTTTCGTTGTGTTGCAAGGCACTCCCTCTGGGAGTCAAACGCCAAATCAGACTCGATCATGCAATCATTGCAGTCGTGCGGCCGATTGCCGTGATGACAAACGCCGACTTCTCCACACTGGCGGCACCATGCATAGTCCCAGTTCAATTCAACTGGCTTGTGGCATAGATCGCAAAGCCTGGGACAACCCACATCGTTGTCATCCATCGCTATTTATCTCCTCGCGTTTCGTCGTATGTGATCGCAACCCCCAACGCTGCCCAAACATCTAGGCTGACACCGTAGAGCGGTCCTGGCTTCGACTTAGTTCCAACCTGCGGCACCTTGCCGCCGCCCGTCGCCGGATAACGGTCGATGATCGCCTGTCTGATGTTCGCGTCCTTCGCCCGCATCGAATGGCAAAGGTGCATCTTCACGTCCGCGCGGTAGATCGCCGTGAAGGGTCCGCCCCATTGCTGGATGAATCGCCCAGTCCAAACGCAGGTTGCGAATACTTCTTTGCCGACTGCCATGCCGTAGGAAGCGACATGCTCGATTGCGAGATGATCCAGGTCTTTGTGCTCGTCCATCAACTCGAACATCCGATCTAGCATCACGTCGTTGCGGACCTTATCAAACGCGATCAATTCGCCAGCGTCGTATAGGACGTAGGCCGATTCGGTTGTGCCTGGATCGATCGCGAGAATCATTATGACTCCTTCGCAAACAACGACCGCGACGCGCACGATTGGCACGTCGGTGGGACGAACCCATCATGCTTCGGATCGTTGGGTGGCGCACAACCCCATTCGGCATGATGACCGTGTTCCCTCGCGATACGCTGCAAGATGTCGATCTTCTTTGAAACATCGGGCGCGTACTGGCGAATCAACTCCCGTTCGTCGCACGGTCCGTCCTTGTCGCTACGATCGGCATAGCATCCACAGCCGCACTCTAGGCTCATGTCCAGCGTTCCAGTGAATGGATTGAGTGGAATGTCGAACGCCTTGCGGTATCGGCGCTGGTCATCAGTTGTCCAATGCAAGATCGGGGCAACCCATAGCTGATAGGGGTTGCTGATCCTGCCATCGTTTCGAATATACGATCCGCGTTGAATTTCACTCGCGTAGCCAAGCCGTCGCGTTGACTCTGCTACTCTCACGCCAGACATAAACGCGACCGGCCGAGCTGCGTCTTTGTGCTCTTTCGTCCAGCATTCCAAGACTCGTTGCTTGAGCCGCGAGAAAATCACCGTGTGCATTCCTGGGCCGGGCAGCCCCTTGTTCCTTACGAATTCCTCCATGTTGTCGCTGCGACTAGGAGAACGTCGCACTTCCTGTTTCCAGCCGAACAGTTTGCAGACTCGCCGCTGGTGTAACTTAGTCTTGAATGCCCCCGTCCGTGTGTTGATCGTGTAGACCGTTCCCGCGAACTTCGGGTGCAGGCTCGCGACATGGGCGCTACAGCCAGAGTCGTTGCCGCCCGAGTAGAGTGGAAGCATTGCGACCGCAAGGTGCTCTCCAAACGCCCGGTCGATGATCGCGTGCGACTCTGCGATCAGGTAATCCACAGACGGCGATTTCGGTCGCTCGATCTTCCATGCCCAACTCAGTAAGTCTGCTTTGGTGCCTGTAGCTTTCATCACGGGTTCCTGTCTGTGCCTTTCACTTTGCGACGATGGCCCTGGCTCACCTCCGCAATCTCAACGGCCAACCCCAACCGCGTGCCGTCCTCGCCGCGAAGCGTCACACCGCAGCCAACCTGCGTCGATCGCTTCAACTCGTCGCACTGTGACCAGTTCGCCTGATGCTTGACCGCTTCGCCTGTCTCTAGATTCCAAATCTCGTCAGGCGACGGGATGACACAATTGCAATTGAGACAGAATCGCGTCTGCGGGTCGCGAGAGAATTCACCGAACTCCCCGCCTGCGTGTGATTTGCAATCGGGGTTCGGGCATCGGTCGCGTGACTCGCAACGGATAGCTACTTGCTGCATACTCAGTAACCGCAATTCGTTACTCATCTGGTCCTCCATGATTCATGCTTTCCAGTGAATCGCACGCGAACTTCCGTTGGGACGTTCTCTTCGACCGTAAGTTGGATCCCGACGCAGTTCGTTCGTTCCTCTAGTGACAACTGGCTATCCAGCCCGACAACGCAGAGGCAATGAGTATTAAGTCTGTAAACACCGATTTGTCTCCCGATTTCTTAGTTAGAACAACGCACTCTCGTCTTTGACGACCAGACTGGGACCGTTGATCAACAACACCTCGGGCGCCGCCACCGAACCGCCTTTGTCGCGACGGCCCTGATTCACCATCGCCTTCGTCGCCTTGAGATGCCGCTTGGTCCAGCCGGCGTAGAGTTCATCCACGAGCGGATGGTCGTAATAGCTCACGATCACCCGTGTCTTTTTGAATCGGCGAAGCTGCTCAGCCATTCGCCCGTGATCTTCGGCCGCAAAGTCATGCACATACTTGGCACCCTTCGTCACGTAGGGCGGATCGCAGTAAATCACGACACCAGGCGAATCCTCGATCCGCTCAAGCAGCTCGAACACATTCGCCTGCAGGATCGTCACTTCGCGAAGCCGCCGGCGGAACTCCGGTATTGTCTGAACTACGGACGAGAATCGCTTAGCAGCGTGTCCGCCGTTCTTTGTGAATCGACGACAGAACGAGTAGCCTACTTTCGTCGTCCCCGAGTCGCCATTTCGGCCCATCCAGCAGAAAACGAAGTAGTGAAAAGCTCGCTCGATTGTCGGCTCAAACTCGCTTTCCTTGACGACCAAGGCGGATTCCCGAAACAACTCGTCCGACGTGATCATTCGGCGAAGTTGGCGGTATAGCCGCGGCCCTTCGGTCTCGTCCTTGATCACCCGGGCGAGGTTTACCAGGTCGGCGTTGAGGTCGTTTACCGTCTCCATCGAGCATTTCGGCTTCGAAAGCAGGACGGCCATTGAGCCGCACATCGGCTCCCAATACGCCGAATGCTGGCCCATTTCCTCAACGATATTCTTAGCCAGGTTTCGCTTGCTGCCGAACCATGGCGCGAGTAACCGCAATTCGTTACTCATTTAGTCCTCCATGATTCATGTATCGCCAACAACCGCCGAACCATCACCGGCTTTATTCGGTCCATGACTTTGCGGGCTGTTCGTTTGCCACCCTTCCGCATCCGTTCGATCCGCTCGTGAAGATACTCGTGGCAATCAGCACAGATAACAATCAAGTCGCCAAATCGCTCTTGTCCAATTCGGTCGTAGTCGATGTGGTGAATGTTCAAATTGTGCGACGACTGGCCGCGTGAGTCCGTGATGAATTCAGACGCCTTGAACATCGTCCCCATCGGTTTCGATCTCGGTTGCAACGTCCCGCACCATTCACAAACAAACGAGCGACCTACCCAAACAGCAGACTTTTCTCGCCATCGCTTTCGTCGCCTCCATCCGTCGCTTCTAAGATATTCCCGATGGCGTTGTGCGTTGATTTCGCGTTCTGTCTGTGCTCCACCTGCTCTTGCTTCAATTGCCGTTCGTGCTCTTGGGTTATCAACTTCGTCCTGTGCGTTTCCAGCCTCTGCCGCGCTGGGTCGTCCTTGGCTCGCCATCCGAATTCGCCCTCCGAGATTCGATACACATTGCTTTCGTTTCGTATCAGCCAATCGAGTGTCGGCTGCCAGGTGCTCCCTTCGCTGGTCGGCAGAGGCAAGCGATTGAGCGCGAGTTTGAAAGCGTTGAACCAATCAGGATCCTTGAGGCGGATCTTGAGTTTCTTGCGCCGTTCGTCCGTGAGCTTGAGTACCTTCGCCAGAGAGGGCTTGTCTTTCACAAAGTGATTCCAGCGAGAAATGAAATCTTCTGGAGTCACCCCCCTGACGGCGGCAGCCGTTTTGACAGAGTCATTGACTTGACTAGGCTTGGCTTGACTAGGCTTGGCTTGACTAGGCTTGACTAGGCTTGGTGGGAGTATCCCCTGGGGAGGTTCCCTAGGAGGCTCCTTAGGAGGCTCCTTAGGAGGCTCCCCTGGGGAAGCCTTAATAAATTGCTTTCCGTGCCGCTGAATGTTGCCTTTAACGTAGTTTGGAGCGTGCTCAGACCAATCGTGAACGACCAATCGATGCACCTCGCAAGCGTCCAGCCATCCGCTATCAATCAAGGCCGAAACCAGTTCGTCCTCGTCGCCGTCGTACTCGATTGACGCCGCGATATCTTCGTTGCTGTGGCGTCCAATATCGCCTTCTGGGGCTGAATGGGCGGTCAGCTGCCAGATCGCCTCAAGTATCCCAACGGCCTGCCAATGCGGTAGCTTCAGGCGCCGCTTGAACCGCTTGAACTTGATCTTCGATTCCGTTCCGGCTTTCATCCGTCCGTGCCTCAGTTACTGATCGATTCCTATCCACTCCATAAACTCGCCTCGCTCGATGCTTCCGCCATTGCTCGCCTCACGATGAAAGTTACGTTGTCGCGTCCCATGCTGCCCTGATTTCTGATTCTGCCTGCTGGATTCGTTTTCTCGCCGCCGCTAGTCGTCTCACTTCCCAGCCGTAGTAACTGCCGTGCCACCATAAAACGCTGCCCTGCGCAACTTCGCGCCCTAGATCTCGCAATTCGCGTTCAAGATCCAAACCGAAACGCGACCTTACAAACGCCTTCTCTCTGAGGATGTGTTCAACCGGATGTTTGCACTTCCGCCGTGATCTGATCGCTTTCTTGGAGGTGTCGAAGAGCCAACCGTGAAACCGAATGAAGAACTCTCTACCGCTAACTGACTCAAACACGGGATCGGGTTCTGGCGACACCAGCACCGCAGCCAGCACGTACACTTCCGCCTCAATGTTGTGTGGGTATCCCTCCCACGCTTTGCCATCCATGCCGTTACGCACCTTCCCCCTCCCACGCCGCGATACAACGCCTCGCATTCGACCGAACAAACGGCCCCTCGGCACCGACTACGTCTTTCAGCAAGGCATCTCGCCTCGTCCGTTACTGCCTTCGCTTTCGCTACTCACAGCCGGGCCGACCGGGGACGTAAACCGGAGTTGTCGTAACGCCTTTGTTAGCCTCAGCCATTCGGTAGCGTTACCGTTGAACCGTGTGGGCAAATTGGTCGCCCTATGTCCTCAGTCGGCCGCTCGGCGGAACATTTGCTCGACTTCCATACGATGGAAATTGAAGACCGAGCGGCCGACGAACTAAGATCTAGCTTGCATATAACCATCAATCCAGATAGAAAACTCGCGAAGCAACCGGCCACTCAGATGGTCGGTTTGGCTTGCCATCAAACGGACTTCTGTTTTTTCGTTCATAGCGTCACCGGTTCGCCTTCCGCATCGACTGGGATCACGTCCAGTGCAGCTCGTTTGCTGAGTAGGTTCTCGAGCGTGCACCAGCGAACCAGCTCGATGAGCTTGTATTCGTCGAGCACCGCAACAGCTGCGCCCTCAACCGCCGTCCTGATGCCTTGGCGCCCCTCTCGCTTGATTTGACGCCACAGCCCTTCTTTGCCTTCGACAGTGAAGACGAACGTATTCACGAATCCCTCTGTTTCGACTGCCTTAACCTCGTAAACCCTTCTCGCCTCTGCGATCATTTGTCACCTCGTAGAGTCCAACCAGAACGAGCAATTCGATCGATCGTCGCGCTCGCTTCTTGCATTGTGCAGTCAACGCCAAACCCCTGGCGCCGTAGAATCTTCGCCTGCTTCAATGTGCATTTGTTTTGCTTGATTCGGCTGACCAGCCCGTCGAGCATTTGACTAGCCTCAGAGAACGACGCGCCCGCGACTGTCTTCTCATCGACGCCAAACTTGAGTAGCGCCGCCTTCTGCCGCTGGCTAGGTGCTCGCCCCTTGTGCCATCCCGGTTCGCGTGCAGGTCGAATGTCGAAGATGTCGAACGGGTTGACCGTCTTGGTTCGGAACGATGCCTTAGCGACGACGTGCTTGCGTTTGGCCTTGGCTTCCTCTTCCTCGACCTGTCGGCGTGCTTCATCGAGAGCTGCCTCCATGTCGATCGGTGGCATGCCTTTATTGGCGTTGTCTTTCGCGATCTCCGTCGCCTTCGCAACGACACGGTCTGATTCTTTACCACCAAGGATGTCCGCCGTTGTTATCAACTTGTGTGACCCTGAGTTGCCAACGTAATCGAGCACCAGGACCGCAGGCTTGTCTGATTCGCTGATTGCGGTCCTGCGGATCGCAGGCGTGTCGAGATGGTCAATCACACCCGACAGAGTCCGCGTGCCCCTACCAACTATCTGAGCGTACAAGGCGCGGCTTGCTGTTGGCCGAGCGACGGCAACGCAGCCGATGGTTGGCTCGTCGAATCCTTCAAGGAACAATGCACAGTTGCAGAGGTATTGAAACTCGCCCCGCGCGAACCGCTCTAGCGTTTCCTTGCGGACTTCCTTGC